TACCTAAATTGGTAGTAAAGTTAGCTGCGGGGGTAAGGGTTGTATGCCACCCTGCGAACTGTATAGAGCTAGAAGAACTAATATCGAACTCTTTAGGCAAAGCATCACCTAGAACTACAGTCGTACCTACTATTCTAATAATAGAGATAGGGAAGTAGCTATCTGCGTTAGTCAATAAAAACGCATCTTTATGTAGAGGTTTTAGCGGTGTAGTAGCAGCGGATATAGTTAGGGTACGCCTATCATTAGCAACGCTTGTAATGGTTAGACTTGGCCTACTCTCAGTAAGCACAACTGAGTCATCTACTAAGTCAGACTTTAAATTAAGTACAGGCGGTTCTGCCAGTGGCATAGGTGCTTTAAAAATATATAAGTAATCTTTGTTTAGTACAGCTTTCTTCATATAGCCTCTATTTCTTTTGTAGTTAGAACTGGTAAGTTTAGCTTATCAACAAAAGCCTTGCTGACAGCCGTCCAGCTATGCCTGCAATTATACCCTCCGCCACGTAATAAAGCACTAGAAGATTGACCGTTATTTAGATTTTTCATATCTGAGGCGGTAACTACCTTGCCTATTACCTTTCTACAGAAGGGTCTAGTTATGGCGTCTTTTGGTCCGGTGTACATGTAGTATTCTAAGTTAGCTGCATCTGCTGAGATAGCCATAAGGCCACGATTAAATTCGCTTAGCTTTGTCCTAGCCTCAGCTATCTGTCTACCGCTAGAGCTGGCTAACTCGTCTTCTAGTTGGGTTATAGTAGTATTAACATCGCCAGACGTAGCTGCATTTACTACCGCAGTTCTTACCGCTCTTGACGTATCTGAAAGCATAAGTTGCTGTATTGATTTTACCCCTGCTGACTCTAAGGCTACTACCATACTAGACTGCCCTAGACTAAATCCAGGACTCATTAATTGTACGGTTGTATTCACTATATTTTTAATATCTGTTTGCGATTTACCTAACACAGCCATAGCATCGCCTAGGCCATTCTTAGATAAGTAGTCGCTTAGTTCAGCATCCCTCAAAGTTAATAAATATTGACCTTTACCTTCTTTAAGAAGTGTCTTTATTGCATTAACCAATTTACGCTTAGCTTCGTTTACAGAAGTTGTAAACCCCTGTACGAAGTTGTTCTCAACAGTTAGTTGATCCTTTTTAGCTTTCAAAAGCGATTTTAATTCTGGGTCAGACTCATCTTTAATTTGCTTCTGAATATCTGTTATGGCTTCGTCTATATTGTCGCCCTCAGCTAAGGTAGTAATGATAGTATTAGTAATACCGCAAGTACAACCACAATGAGAGCAACGCATATACAACTCCACATAATTAAGCTAAGCAGGAAGTAAGGCAGTAACCCATATTAGAGTCGATGATCTTATCTTGATCAATCATTTCTGCCCAGACATTACGGGTTGTTTTATCGAGGCTATCATATTGACCAGCATACAAAGGCATAAAGCTAAAGTTAGCTGCGGCAAGAGGAGCCATCTTTACGCCACCTTGTTGTTGGATAGCGTCAGAACCACGTAAAGAACCCATCCATACAGTAGAAGAACTCCAGATGTCTGCTTCAGAACTAGCTAAACCAGCAACTGCGGACTCTACTCTAGCATCACCAACATAAACATTAGCGATACCAAGATGAGCTTTAAGGACTTCAATAACAGCTTGGTTCTGAAGAATACGTTCACCAGAAGCAGCACCAGAAGTAGCTAAGAAGATACCTCTGATTTCTGGGTTTCTAGCTAAAGCACGGATAGCTCCATAGCCAAGAATAAGAGAGTCTGGCTTGATACCATGATTAGAAGCACGAACTACATCCATAAGTACATGTAAGTCAGTAAGTGGTTCTGCTCCTGCTTGGTTCCATTGAGTACCAGTACTGCCATTACCAAGACCAGCTAAAGAGCTATTAACCCAGTTGCCTGCTGTAAACAAGAGGCTAGCTGCACGTTGTTCTCTAGCTAACTTCAAAGCACGGCCTACCTTCTTAGATAAGCGTTGTTCTTCGCCTTGTGGGAATTGACTATCATAGATGTCTTCCATAGCAATACCGTCTTCAAAACCGAAAGGCTTGCAAGCAAAGGTAATAGAGCTACGGTCAAAACCGTTTAGTCTTGGACGAGCAGCACCAGGAGCACGTTCAGCTGTAATACCAGATTGGGCACCCATGAAATTACGAGAATTTTCTACGAGAATAGTACCTGTACGACCTACTGAGCTAACATCAATGCTTTCAAAAATTTTATCCCCGATGAGTTGTACATCACTAGGAATACTTTCGATAGCTAAGTTGGTAAGGATCTGGTCGACTGGATGTAATGAGGCATAAGATTGAGCCATGATATATTACCCCTTAAGCGTTGCCAATGGCAGGGTTAAAAATACAGCGGACGATTTCACCATCAGCAGAAGCCAAGTTAGCTTCATAAGGCAAAAAGCGACCAACAATTACAACGTTAGCTGCGGAGGTAAATTTAACTACTTTACCAGCTGCGGCAGGTTGTAAGAAGAAATCAGTACCAGAGGTAATTACACCACCAGCGACTACGTTGGTTACACCTGAAACTACGTATTCTACTAAATCGCCACTATTGCAGCTACGTTGAACTACGCCTGCTGGGATATGTGTAGAAGCTGTACAGGGTACTAATTGACCAGCAGCATCAAATTTAACAAGTTGAAATGCTGTAAGTGCAGAACCTGCTGTAGCTGAGAGAACGATGCTATTAGACATGGTTATACTCCATAAAATTTATTGTATTGACTAGGATTTGATTTACGATATTTATCTAAGGCTTCTGAGAAGCTAATACCGTCTCTATTCTTGATAGCTTGGACTTCACTAAGTAAAGTAACTTCTGTACCTGTCTGAGCATGGCCTACGGTTTGTAGAGGTACTGAGGTATTGACTTTACGTTCTGAGAAGAAGTTCCAGAAAGCTGGTTGGCTATCTTTAATATCGTATGCTTGTTCGGCAGTTTTAATCTCAGTTGGAGAGATTTTACCAGTATTGATTAAAGAGTCGATAGCAATCTTGCGTTGGGCATCTTGCTTTTCTTTGGTCAATACCTTTACTTGCTCTGACAAAGCATTAACTTGGGTACGCATATCGGACATAATACGCTCAGACAAAGCCATAGGAGAGTCCATAGGTTCCCCAGGTTCTGCTTTATCTGCTTCCATCTTAGCTTCCATTTCAGCTTTATATGCGTCCATCTCGGATTTCATAGCTTCTTTTTCAGCTTCCAATTGAAGTACCATTTGATGCTTTTCCATACACATAGCCGCTAATTCTTCTGGCGACATTTGCTTTAGTTTCTCAGGATCTAATTCCATAAGATACATCTCCTGTAATTGGTTTACTTGTTCATTCAACATAATAGGTTCTATTCTGGACTGGCTTTGGGCTGGCCTAGGGGTTAGCGTCACAGCTAACAATTGAGCAGTACCTACTTTATCTCCGCTTTCCCTTGCAAATACATCATTGGCAATAAACTCAGGTGATGGGTATAAATTGCCTTGAGACTCTCTAACTAGCTTAGCACCGTCTTCAGTGTATTCAGGGTATACGTATAGTTTAGTACCATTGTCTTCTAGCTTTAAATCTACGACTCTACCAAACGCTTTACCTGTACTAGGATCTGCTGGTTGAGGGTTTACTATGCGAGAAGAACTATGCTCCCAGTCGAGTATAACAGGATCCAGTTCTTTTCGTAAAGAAAAAACACGTAAAATTTCACTTAAAATCTCAGTGGTTACTTCGGACCCTACTTGCTTGCCAGTAAATCTACTATAATTCTTACCTACCGATAACGCTAGGAATGGCTTACCGACTATATGCCCGTCTTCTGTATATTCGATAGTATCGGACATTGTAATAGGTTCGTACATTGCTTCCTCGTTTAATTGGGCGTTACTTGATTTATACGCTTTTTTATCTTTATATTTCAAGTCTTCTGACAAAATAGTTTGCTGATCTTCTAAATCGTCAGCTTCGTCCATTTGTTTAACTATCTTTTTAGCCCATGAATATCCAGCATCGCCACCCCATGCCTCCCATGCTTGACGACCCTTACCCCAGTCAGACCAAGTAATGCCTTGTTTATCTACTTCGTGTCTTAGAAAATAGCTAAGCATACGTCTGACAGTGTCTGGCGATAGAGTACGACCATTCATTAAGTCTCTAGCCCTAGCAATACCTACAGGAGTCATACCCCTTTGAGACGAGGGTTTCTTTTCTCGTTCATCTAAAGCCCTCTTAGCCGCTTCAATAGCACCCTTTGGTGGGTTAAAGTCTATATGGGCGTACTTATTAGGTAAGGCAAAATACGTAATTATACGCTTACTTGCGTTGCTATCTGTACAGGCATTTACCTTTTCTTGAAACTTAGTTGTTTTCATTTATATTCCTCAATCTTTCTGCAAAGGCTAAGGCTTGGTTACCACCAGCTAAAGCTCTATCTTGGCTAGAACGCTTGGCTTGTTCTGGTAAGTCACCCGCACCTATACGTTGTCTAATGCTTTGTTCGAGACCGTCATCAGGTGTAATTAATTGAGATTGTACTAGGGATGGTAGGCTGGCTAAGGAGTCAGTTAACGCATCATTATCTAAACCTTCGTGTACTAATTTAGGTAGCTTAGTAGCCTCTATTTGGCCATAATTCCAACCTATTAACCTAGCCATAGTACCGCCGCACCTACGATCTGGACCGCTAAGCGTGGCTGCAATCAAGTCTAAATAGTTAATACAGGCTCTTCTGAATACGCTTAGGTGGATTTCACCCACCGCCCTAGAGCCACTATCTGTAATACCTAAGTTCATAAACTGAGCCATAAATGCTTGGCTAATTTGATTATCACATTCTTGTATAACTGACAAAGCTTTGCTAGGGTCAAATCCAGCATCGCCCCCAAAGGTCTCAAATTTGACTATACTATTCTCTACCAAGTACCCTTGCTCTTGGGATATATACGCCCTAGCTTGGTTTTCAGCAGCGTCAATCATCGCCTGAACTTCGCCATCTGACGCACCTGTCTGTTCGGCAGTTTCCCTAGATACGGTAATCTTAGGCGTAGGTATAACCCAGCGTTCTATGCCTACCGCTAGTAGACTGGCAGTACGTTGTTTTTGCTTCCACCACCACCATACTGGACGTAGTAAGCCTACCCCCTCAAAGTTAGACCCAGTACGATTTAAAGTAAGTAGAATTAGCTTTGAAGCTGGGATAGGGTCAGGAGTTACTTGGCCTACCATATTCTGCATAATCCCGTCTAATTGTTGTTTGTCCCTGCTTAGCCATTGATTATGAGCAGTAGGTTCTCTATCCGCAAATACCCTAATCCAGACTTTAGGACGACCTACTGAGTCGTTACAAGTGTAGTATAGTTCTTCTGCGTATCTGTAGCCTAGCGGTAGAAATTCAAGTAGATAAGATAATTGCTCTTCCCAAGCAGCTTCCATCATACCAGGATACCCATCAAACCCCATAGCTTCGTTGGCAAACCTAGCTAACTCCTCGCTAGTGGCGTCCCCATCAATACCTGGTTTCCATTTCCATTTAGCCGACAGTAAGGTCTGCTTTAATAAATACCAACTACGCCTAATAATAGGGTCAGTGGCTAGCATGTCCTCTACTTCGTCAGCCCAGAAGCGTCCAGTTAGCTGAGGGTTTTTCTCTTTACCAGAGATAGCTCCTGCACTAAAATTAGTACCTGTAATACCTTTTACCCTTAAGTCCTCTGACTGTGGTTTTAGATATTCAGCTAACTTAGAATTTGTTTTTTCATAAGTCATTATCAGCCTCAACTTTTGTATATGGTGAGTATATCAGTATCGTTCTTATTTTAACAAGAATATATGCACTAAAACGCACGTATTTGTTATACTTTTCTTGACACTGTTTTTATAGAAAGAAGGTCTAAATGGATCCAAATAAGCAAGTAGTTTCAGAGAAGCAAGAACTACCTATAAGTCCCCAAGAAGTTAAAGAAATCCAAGCATTGACAGGTGGTAATGTAGCCTTGACTATAGTACTTATCTTAGCAGTCTTGGTTTATAGGGTTAAGGGTTTACTAGACACTAATACTAAGTCGTCTGACAAAGCTTTAGAATTGCTTGAGCAACGCCTAGGCAAAGTAGAAAACCACGTAGTCAAGTGTAAGTGTGAGGAGGGTCCTAGTATTGAAGTACTAGATAAGAAGATAGGAGACTTAATGAGAGTCCTAGAGTCTAAAAACGATTAGTCTTTGGGCCTGGGTTATAGTTATTTATTTGCGGTTTAACAGACGATTTACCGCCTGCTGGGGTTAAACTATTATCCCTCCAATTCCAATTAAGTACGTCGTATCTAAGTGCGTCTAGAGGGTCTTCTTGACCGTCCTTTTTAGGTGCTTCTTTACCATCCCAAGCGTAGCTAAGTATTGCTTTACGTATTGAGTTACCTTTACAATTTAAGCCTTGCTCCCATACCGTATCTCTGACTAAAATACGCTTCTCATCTAGAAGTGCCTTAACCCGCATAATACCATTCATTACGTCAGTCTTAACTGGGTCAGTACACCACCTAAACGACATACCTATACCGCCATCTTCTGGCGAGTTCTTCAAAGCTCTAAAAGCGCTAAGTGCTGTTTGGTCGTTTCTGGCTGCGCCTGCTTTATCTCCAGAAGCTCCGTCTAGCAATATACGACCTGGGTACTTCCAGGCTAACTCTCTAGGACAGGCTACGTCTAATATCTGCTTAGCTAAGTCAGACAGCTTTATTTCCTGCGGGTTTATTTCTGCCGATATTACATCTGCGTTAAGTGCTGGGTCATGTGTAAGTATTAGTACTGATGGCTTTCTAAAACCAAAGTCGATAGCTATTCTGGAACTAAATTCTTGATTATATTCCCAACCCCTTACTACGTGGGTAACTGGGTTAAACTCGTTATAAATAAGACCAGAGGGTGCTTGGGGTATACCCTCGACCATAGCAAGGCGTTCTGCTTCGCTTAGGTTCTTAGTAGCCTCAAACCAATCAGAAGACAAGTTAGCTGCGTTTACTTTACTACCTGCGGTTATTATCTCGCAGTTAGCCCGCTTAGCTAACTCAGTCCACCAGCAATCCCATAGCGGTAAACCACACATAATTATCTTAGGCTTAGGGCCACTTCTTAAACGACCTAAGGCCTTGTTAGCTACTTCCTCTGGCATAGTCTGGCATTCGTCTATAACTGCTAAACCAGATGTAACATTGAGACCTTCTAGCGGGTTATGCGAGCTATCTCTAGTGCCAGGTCTAAAATACGCTCTAACCCAGACTGTATGATTTGTAGGTGGGAATATCCATTTACCTTCATTAGCCACGTAATACCATCCTAGCTGAGTTAGCCACTTATCCATTTCTGGGCCTAAGACTTGCTTATAGCGTAGACTGGTATCGGTAATAAGTAGACTAGACGTATTGGGGTTTACTACAGCCCAAGCTAAAATAGCGAATACCAAAGCGGAAGTCTTTCCTGACCCCCACCCTGCACGTACAGCTATGTAGTTATCTGGTGTAGTAAGTAGTCTATCTATTATTTCTCTCTGTAAAGGATTTAAGACTAGGTTATTAATCATCTTCAGGCTCGTCATCGTCTGCTATAGCTGCGTCTACTACTGGGTTAGTAAGTATCTTAGTTACGTCTTGAGATATAGCTTCTGGTCCTACGTAGCCCTTAGCTTCGTTTATCTGACCTAGAAATGCTATAACGATGTTTTGAGCGGTAGGGCCTTCCTGCTGTATTTTTATCTCTCGTTTTTCCCCGTACTCTTCTGGGAACTTACGACTTAAAAGCCAAGCTGAGGCCTTCCAATCTACGGCTGCATGTTGGCCTATATTAGATAAGTGTCTGCGTTTAAATTCGTGGTGGGCTGCCACACATCTATCTCTAA